GCTCAGTGGGGTTGCTGTAAAAGTTATTAAATCACCCTCTTGCAACTCTGCAACTTCATCATAATTGGCGTCTAAACGGTCAACTAATAGCGTCCGTTTGTGCTGATGATAGGTATTCCCATCGACCTGTACTGTCCCAACTTTCTCCGCTTGGTCTTCAGTGACAATCAAAGGGCTGGTTATATCGTTCAGCCAGATAACATTTATTCCACCGTGTGCCTCGTCTGCTTCGTCTGCGCTTAATGAAATATCACGGACAACGACGACATAGGGTGGGGGGTTTGTTTCAGACATTTATATTTCCTTGGTTTTATAAGGGATTTTTTTGTTTAGATATTCATGCCTTTTGGTGCAACCACCGCAAGGTTTGATTCCAATAGCTTTGGTCATTTTTGCTATGGTGTCACCTAGCCCCTGACTCTCTGAGGTCACAACACTCCCGCCCCTATCTAGCAAATCCATTCGTAGACCCTTTTAAACCAGATAAAGGCATTTGACGTATTTCCATATGAATCAACACAGTTCAGATATTCCATATCTATTGGGGCTGGTAATGTTGTGTCATCTGTACGCATCCAAACAGCCTTTACATAATATAGATTAAGCCCTGACTGCGTGACCTTATAAGCATTCGGAAGTGTAAATATATAGTCATAGTCAGTTAATAAACAGGTGTCGTAGTCGTTTCTAAAATAAGCCCCATAGATACGATAAAAATCAGCTATTTCTTCAGAAGAAATTTGTGACCATCTCCCACCCGTTAATCTGACAATAATTGATTTCGTTTGAGCGCAAGCGTCTGTGACTGTAACCGTACCCCCTGCGCCATTATTTAAAGACCCTCCACAACTTGTAATTGTTGCGACTGTTCCAGTGTCAACTGATGTTGTTATTGTGCCGCCGTCCATAGTGAATACATATGGAGCAACCCCGCCAGTGGCGGTGTATTCTGTGCCGACTATGGGAGCGTCTGAACCTTCCATGAAAAGCTCAGGAGGGTCAGCACAGTTAGTAGCGCATAACTCTATGTCTCTGTTAAGGCACAGCAGAACATCCCCATCACTAACACAAAGCCCTATATCACCAGACATTTAACAAGTCCACGTAAACGGATAATCTTCACCGTCGATGGTTGCGGTTCCGCTGTTTGAACCCGTCACACCACAATCAAAGCTGAAATATCCCCCACCGTCCGTTTGTTGGGTTTGTCCTCCGCAAATGCTTATTGTGACCCCGGCGTGGGGTGTCCCGTCACAAATCAATCGACGCTTGCCGCTGATTTCTCCAGAGTCGCCAGAATCACCCTCTGTGCCAGAATCTGTTGTGTCGCTACCCGCTGGATAGCTAACTGTGCCAACGCCGGTGTCATCGGTGATCACATTGACCACCTCAACTTTGACATTAGCCCTTTGACTCCCAGCTAGTGCATAAACATAAACATCGCCAAGATTCGAACCGGATGTCAGAGTCGTTTCAGCAACTCCGCTTGTTGTGTAAACTCTTGTGCTTGACAAGCTGCAATCGTTTAAACCGGTCATACTGAAATCAACCTGAGTGCCATCTGTGACCGGGCTTAAGTCTGCTTGGGTGACGGTCGCGGTAATGGTGGCTTCGCCTGCGGTGGTGTCAACGTCCTCGGTGGTTTTGTAACTGACATCGACGGCTGATGTTCCAAATGTGAAATATTGTAAATAACCTGTGTTTTTCATGTAAAGGCGATTTTCACCGGCGAAAACTCTTCGGCCAATATAGTGAATCGTTGATCCGCTGGTGATATTGACAGACCCGGCGATGGAATTGCTGGTGACGACGTAACCCTCAACCCCGATAGTGCCATCGGCATAAACTTCTGAATGAACAACCAGGTTAGTTTGATTGACTACGCTTTCACCCTCAACCCTCGCCGCTGCTATAATTTGCGCTTTGTCGGTTTCAAGCTCCATTGAGTTGATCGAAGACCCCAACAGGGAGAGCCACGCTGAACCATCTTGTCCCAATGCCGATGCTGTGATTTTGGCTGTTCCGACTGTTGATCCTGAGCCAACAACAGAGCTTGCCACGCCTACCGCGCTACATAAGGCACTAGACGGGCTAATAGAGGCACTTAAAGGGGTTCCATTGTAGGTTTCATAATCAACAATAACGCTTGACCCTGTAGCCCCTGGAGTAATCCCTAAAGTTATTGTGGTCGTATTTGAGGTAAAGCTTCCCCCCGTGTAGTAATTAACACCGCTTCTGTTAATGTCTGTGTCCCGATAGACCCCGATAACACGGCCTATTGCGTTGGTGGTTTCGACTTCTAAATCACCAGTGGTGGTCTGTGCTTCGCCTAATATTTCATCAGCTTGGTCAGTCAGAGAGAAGGAGACAATTTCAGCTTGCGTATAGGAAACTATAAATAGCTGGTTGGCGTTATCTGGTACGGTAATTGTGGAAGCTGTAAATGATGTCGGTGTAACAGCCGCGCCCTTAATTGGTGCCTCTGCTGTGCCTGTGTTGAGCCAAACATCTTCAACTGAAAAACATCCGCTTACGGGTACCTCTGTATAGCTCCCAGCGGTTATAGCTTGATCAACTAAAACCTCATGCTGTACTAGATTACCCGCTGAATCTCTGACACTTGCTGAAACTGCTGCTGTGCTGGTTCCGTCAGCATCGATGCTGGTTGGGGTGACTGATACGCTGATAACTGGTAATTGTGGTCTGGTGTAGTCGGCCTGTTCACCTTGCACCCTGATTGCGTTACCGGCCTGTTTAATTCTGATAAGTTCATAGCTAAGTGAGCGAGGATTATCAAAATCAAGAGTGGCTGTTTCTGTCAGTGATTTGCTTGGCGCGTCATACACCTCAAAGTTCTTGCCGTTTTCACTTACACGTAATTTAGCCCCGCACATGGAAACGATTTCTTTTAACAGTTCAAATCTGCTTTTTCTGGATGCTTGATAACGACCACCTGGGACCGTTGGATCTTGACTTGCTAACCAAACCACTCCGACTACATCACCCGTACCAGATTTATAGTTCTTGGTGCATATCTTTCGCGCCATGTCTGAAGCTGAAACGTCTAGTAAGAAGTCATAGGTTATGGCCGACCATTCTGTAATAATTCCCGCGTAAGCCCTGCCTGTTATCGTTGGGTAATTGAACCCTTTTGAAACTGTTCCTGGTTGTTTTTCAATGCGGAAATAGCGACCACTCGCCCCGTCTGAAATTCTCAATCTTGCCGTGTCGCGGTTTAGCTCTGGATCAAGTAAGCCAGTGGGGATGTCGCTATCGGCTGAAAAGGTAATTGTAACGTCTGGAATGACCTGCGACTCTGAGCTTGTGCCACTGGAGCATGATTTCACTTCGCCATTTGACAATGGAACCCATACCAGACCAGCGTCTTGTATTTCTATCAGCCAGTTGCTCATTCTGTCTCCGCCTTATCTAGTGCTTTATCGATATCATCAACTGAACTATATGAACCACCACCAGACCCCTTTAGTATTTCAGCATTCATTTTTCGTGCCGCGACAAACTGCCTGTTGTATGCGGCTGTTGTTAGGTCAGCAGCAAACGCCTTGGCATTCTCTGCCGCAACCGCCTTTTTCCCGCCATCAATTGATGCTTTTGTTGATCCTTCAACTGCAGTTTTAGTATCTTCATGTTTTCCCTCAAGACTTGCAATTGTTGACTCAAGGCCTGACATTACTTCTTTTATAGCTGCTGAACTTGAAAACCCTTGAACCTCTTTCAGTAGCTTCTCAATCCTATCCGCTTTCGCGTCAATGTCTGATGCACTTGCTAAACTACCCTCAGTGCTTGCAATCCCTGTCTCTCTGGTTTCTTTTCTCTCATTTAGGCCAGCCAATTCTTCATTGCGTTCGTTCCAACCCCAGCCCTCACTATTTTCTATTTCTGCTATTTCTTTATTTATCCCTGCAAGATCTTCTTTTGCTCTTTCAAGCATTAGCATCATAGATGCTCTAGTTAGTTTGTTGACGACATCAACAGCGGCGTTTAATCCTCTGGTTATCGCAATCACACCCTCAGCAACCAACCCAAGCACAGTAACGGTAGCCTGAAAAGCTACTGTTATTCCTAACGCGGCCTTATTAGCCCATAATTTTAAATCTTGCTTCTTTAGAAAATCAAAGGCTTTTGTAAGCCCATTATTAATACCAGGGGCCAGAATGGATGTTACATATTTAAGAAAGTCCCCAGCGACAATTTTTATTCTAGCCCAAGCATCGTTGGCTGCCTCAACACCTGCGGCCTGTGCCGTGGTTAGTTTAATCCCTAACTTGTCAGCGTCCCGCTGTGCCTGTTGCAGCCCCTTGGCTGAGAGGTTCGCCATTGCCGCGCCTGAGCGACCAAACAAATCCATTGCTAGTGTTGTTTTCTTTATTCCGTTCGGTATCTTGTCAAGTTCTACGATGATCGCTGTAAATGCTTCTTCTGGCTTCATCTGTGCCAATTTTTCAGCGTTTAGTCCTAGTGCCTCAATTGCATCTTTTGCCTCGCCTGTGCCGTTTGCAGCATCACCAATTCCCTGAGACATTTTACGAAGTGAGGTTGTTAATCCCTCTGTGGAAATTCCCGCATATCCGGCTGCGTCACGCATTGCGCCAAGGGCTTCGTTTGCGATACCTAAAGCACTCGCGATCTTTGCTTGTTCATCTATTGCGCTTGCCACCTTGCCAAACATGACAGTCAACGCACCAGTGACTAAACCAAGTCCCGCAACGACACCCCCCGCAATCTTGACAGCACCTTTTCCCCACTTCTTGATGCTGCCAGTTATGCGCCTGAGTACTCGCGTTGCCTTGTCCTTGGCAGTTATGAGTATTTCAACTTTGCGAGACTTAGCCATTGTCTAGAATAATCCTATGTAAACGCCACCAGTTATTGTCATTGGATCAGACCAAGTAAAGTCACCTTCATCCTCACCAATTTCAGGGCTGTTCCGTTGGAGTCCGACTAATTCAACGTGTAATATATTTCCTGCTGTATCGCCTTTTGTCATCACTGCATTCGCTGTGCTACCAGCAAAGAAGCCCGTTATCGGCGCGGCATCTTCGACCCAAGGTGAAAGTGTGGCTTCTGCTTCGAACGTGCCAGTAAAGGGCAATTCTGAGAACCCTGTGCTGTTGATACCGCCACGACTTCCGCGAGTTGTTAGATTAAACTCTAGCGACTTCATATCAAGACTAGAATCATCAAAAACAAGCTGGCATTCTGTACCGATTAAAGGTTGTTGGTCGTCATACGTTGGGCTGTTGCTGTCTGTTGCTGCACTCTCTGCACATGCTAAAGAACGCACACCAAACTGACCTTGGATAACTGCTCTTTCACCAACGGAGACAGATAACGATTCGCAAACTGCATCAGTGCAAAGGAGTCTTAACCCGTCTAAGTATTGGTCTAAAGTAAGATACTGAACCGCCTCAGTGCCTTCGTGGAAATAAGAGATACCAGCGGCAATAACTGCGCCGCTTGAAACTGCCGCGCTAAACGCTCGATCTACTGTAGCTGTGCTACTTGTGCAGTCTGTAACCCTCCGCACTTCATACCCTGCACCAATCTCGACCCGTACAAGTTGCCCAACAACAAGAGTTAATGTCGTGGGGTCGAATGTGGTGGTTGTCCCCGCACCGTCAACAACATCAGCAGCGTTCACCCGTGCTGTCCCTAGCAAGGTTTCAAGCATTGGTGCGAACTCTGGTCCTGTTCCTGCCGTGCCTGACCCGCGAAGTTCTAGCGTAAGTGACCCTTCGCCCCATCTGCCCCCAGCGACTTGCTTAGAAGGGAAACGCGAACCACGGATCAAGCCCCTGTCGAGCTGCTCACCTTTGGGCTGAACAAAACTAGAATCCATTGTTGGGTCAAGTGCGCTTGCGTCTGTTATCGTTGCCGCTGAACCTTTGGCAGATTGAATAACAGCATAAACTGTTGATTTCTTTTTCTGAAAAATAGCCATTATTTAGCTCCTAGAGTGTCCATGCGTCTGAACGATAGTTGATAATTATTGAGAGGGTTGCTGTTGAGTTGAGTTTTCCTGTTTCTTCTGCTGTGATTTCTGCACTTACCATAATGGTATCATATGCCAAGCCGTTAAAAGTTGAGTCTGTCCCAATAGCCGCTGCAATAGAAGCTATCATTTCCCGCGCTTCATCCATTGATTCTTTGCCAAAAAACAACGCTTCAATGTCAATATTTAACTCATGGTCAATGCGTCCTATCACCCCATCAATTGGCATGTTATCAGCAGTGTCTTTGATGATAATAATGGGAGACTCAGCGGGTGCAAGTTCAGTGACACGCCAAGAGTAAACAGACTTAACGCTGTCAATGTCTTCCATGCGGTCAACGAGTTCATTTATGATTTGTTGTCTAATATTCATCGGCTAAAAAATACCTGTGCGGAGGTCTTTTCTTCATCGGAGTCAATGACCCCGCTTTCGTCTGCGTCAATGTCCAGCTTCGCAACGTCAAGCAGGGTTTCAGCTTCGCCCTTGTAAGCAATATACAAATCCCAGAACATGGCATCAGTTGCATTCTGCGCGTTGTCTCGATAAATAAATGAAATAGCCATCAATGAAATAGCTTTTTTGAGTTGGCGGTCATTGTTTGCAATCCCGTCGGTATCGACAAAATAAATACTGTTATCTGAGTCGTAAACGGTTGACCATTTTATAGCGCGATTGTTGATCAGATAAATCTGAACCTCTTCAAGCGCCGTTGCGACATACGCTGTCAAATCAGTTTCATCGGCTACGTACTGGTCAATTTTCGCAAACCTGCTGATCATCTCTGTGTATGTCGGGGTTTCCATTATTTATTAGCCTCTTTAATGGTTTTGTCTGCTTTATCTTGTTTGATTTCTTCTTTTGACTTCCTTGATCTTGCTTTGTAAATCTTTGCACCTTTGGGGATTGCATCTGCATTACAGATATAAAATCCCTGTTCATTATCAAATGCAATTTTTACGGTTTCGCATTTCATATCATCCTCTTATAAATGGGGGAGTCGTGTTGACCTCCCCCCTCAAGGGTTATTGACCTAACAGAATCGCTGTATGTGCTGGTTTGATGTTCTTAACACCCCATGCACAAGCAAGCTCATAGTAAACTTGGCGATACTGACGATAAACAGATAATTCAAATGACAACCCTGAACGCGGGTCAGTTACCATCATTCTGTCATCTGCCGAATCACCACCATCTGGTAGGGCTGGCATTCTTTGTGCCAGAACAATGGCTGATGGAGCAAACGCAAGGTTCTGGGCTGCGCTACCAACAATCGTCATATCTACCGCAGAAGCAGCAAGGGCAACTTTAAGCCCTGGCTCGGCGATAGTAATTACACCAGGTTCGGCAACGCCAGTCGTTACAACATATTTATTCGTATCACCCGCAAATGTTACAACATCTCCCGCAACCACGGTATCTGATCCGGTAATAAGGGTAATTTCAGTTTCTCCAACAGCGAACCCGTCAGCGTGGCTAGTGTAGCCAGTTCCGGTTCCTTTTGTGTGTGAGACAACCTGAGCAGACTCACTGATTGCAAAACCCGCAGAATCAAGCAACACACCTTGACGCATCATCGACACATCACCGGAAACATCATTCCGAGATTGCTTGCCGATCATGTTTACACCAGCAGCAGTATTAATAACCAAACGATTACCAGCAGTCGGTGCGCCATTGTCTTTCAGGATTTTACCAACGCTTGCAGCTTCTGAGAAATCACCAGCAGTCGCAAATGGAGTCACCGGAGTAGTTGCGTGTGCGCTGTATGCACGTGAGAAAGTCGAAGACAATCCACAAAGGTCTGCTTCAATTTCGTTTGTCAATGTGCGGATAGCTTGTGCAATCTGCATTTGCTGCATCGACAAAGAACCGGCACCACCATTGTTCATTTGCAGGGTTTCTTCGCCATTCCAGCGGAAAGGCACATAGCGAGACTTAGTGATTGCAAAGTTTGCATTCCCGAAAGTCTGGTTACCGGCATCGGGTGCGTAAAGACCAGGGGCAACATCATCTGCCGCTGATGCAGGGGCAATAGGTACACGTACAGTTTGACCTACAGCAACACGGTCTGCGGTCGCATCACGAGTTACGCCTGGAATCATTCCGACTAGCTCACGAGATACAACATCTAGTGCGGTGTAAAGATCGGGGATAAGATTAGTTAATGTATTAGCCATTTTGTTTCTCCGTTAATCGTGGATAGCCCCACCACTTGCAACGTGTTTGCTTTTATCAGCGGGGGACAGCGCATCAAATGTCTGTCTTGTTATTGTTAATTTCCCGCCACCCTCCCCAGGTAATCGTGGGGTTGGTGGGTTTGGTTTCGTTTGTGCAAGTGATTCAGCAAGTTCTAAGCGGTCAGCAAGCGAGAAAGAATCTTTAATCAGTGGACGTTGTGCTTCAGGAACCGCCTCTATCAGCTTCACAAGTCGTGCCTCTTCTCGCGTTTCATACGCTGTCAGTTTTTCAACGGCGTTTGCTTGCTCTACCTTTAGAGCGTCGAGTTCAGTTAGTCTTGTGTCTGCCAGGGTCTTAAATTCCTGATTGTCAGTTAGTTTCTTTTCCTCTGCTTCTCGCGCTCTTTCCTTTGCCTTATCCCGTGCTGCAATTAGGTCTTTATTTTCTGACTCCAAATGAGTGAGGCGTTTCCGCGCTTCGTCATCGTTGCCAGTGGCTTTTAAATCCTCAAGAGCCTTGTTCGATGCTGCTAGTGCGACTTTCATTTCTTCGATATCCATCAAAGTTTCCTTCTCCTGAAATCCATCAGGGTTAATGTGGTGGTCTATCCAGACCGTAAATTTTCCAATAAAAAAGCCCCACTGCGTTAGCAATGAGGCTCGTATTACGTTGTGTTTGGTGGCTATTCTTCTTCTTTTCTCAACCTTTCGAGTTCTTCGCGCATAATCTCAATAACGCTAGACTGATAAAACTCCCCAGTTTCAGAGTTATAGCAAGCCTTGCGGCTGGTCTCTTTTACTTTAGGTCGTTCCGTCTTTTCATCCATGCGCTTGCTTTCTTGACAATATCGGTTAGTTGCTTCTGAGAGATATCAAAGAAGTCTCTACCCATCTGCTCGTTAGCCCACGCCTTGAGTCCTTCGCGGCCTGTGAGTGACAGTTTTCCGTAGTCCTTGCCAGCTTTGACAGAGATTGAACTTAACATCCTACCAGACCAAGTTAAGTTTGGCTTAGCAGAACGCCCACCTTTGGCACGTTTTTTGGCGTAGGCTTTCGAGTACGGAGCAAAACTCCCGCCTTCGACTTCCTGACCCTTGACAGTGCGCTTGTGGATCTCTTTGTTGGCATCCGTTGCAACCTGCAGCCAGAATTTGCGATCTGGCACATCAAGCGACAAGTCAAGTTTAGTTGTTTTTATTGTGAAGTCAAGCATTAGTCACCAAAATAAGGGTAAAGAGTGTGTCGGCAGTTCCAGCGTTTCCCCTCGCCCCAATACCCTGCGCTTTCCCATTCTTCCCTGGTGCGAACAGGGTTGTTAAGTGCGTTGCTGCATTCTTCCCGCGTTACATCATCATCAGGGCCAACAACTTCCCACTCTTTCGCGTCTAATTCTATTCCCGCCTCTCGCGTTGCTGCTTTGGAGAAGTCAAGAATTGCCGTGTTTGCGTGAGTGTAAGCGTAATTACTGAGAGGGCTACCTTTTCCGTCTAAACCTACCGTTGCTTTTCTGATTGTGTTAACCATGTCAGAAAACGGCCTTGAAGACACAGCATGTCGGTATAATTCCAACCGCATATCATCAACGGCCTTTGTCCCGATTGCCGTAAACATTTCCAGGTCAGCTTTTGCAATATTGGTGAATGT